CATCAAAGCCCGGGTTTGTCTTCTCTACCATATAGAGAGAGAGAAAGAATAAGCAGTTTGTCACTCATGCTTAGGAGGATATGTATTAGCCTAGTTGACTAAGTACATCTTGGATAGAATAGATTCCTCCATCATATCCGTCAGTGTAATACGTTGTGTCTGGCATGACGCATAGTATGAGTAAGACTGAATTAAGTAGGCAGTCCATTTCCTACATTATGATTAGGCAAATGCAATTACACAGAAGAGAATCCATGCAATAAATGCAAGAGGTAACAGATAGTGTTTCATTCGAAAAAGATTATAGCTTGTCAATGATTGATTATAAACCCCTATGAAATCATGGTAAAATACTATGCACAAGTCCTGGTGTGGACTCGCACATAGTTGTACCGTATTACCGCGCCGAGCTGATGATAGTGTACCCAAAGGGCACCGAAGTGCCCCCGGTGGTTAGGTGTTTTGCACCAAACCGTACCACTGCTTGCCATCTTCAGTAGTCCATGGTTCGCCACTATCGCGGTCCATGTACTCCATCAGTGACACGCCTTCAAGTTCCACAGCGTTTTCACTGCAGAACTTGGGATATGACGCACCGTCCATATCACGACACTCTACCCAGGTGCTTTTCACTTGGTCTGTAAGACCAAAGTGTTGTGCACGCAGGGCATCGATGAACACGAGGTTCGTGCCGTTCAACGTAGATGCGTCAAATGCTTGACACACCAAATTACCAGACTCAGTCCGGTTCATTGGGAACAAAGTGACTTTGCTCATGATTAAGGGGTTTACGATTAGTACGAAGCACTATTGCCTCGCACGATGCTGTGGGGTTGTTGTAGTGGAGGGGGTAGTTCAATGGCAGGCAACGGCCGGGGGGTTGTAGTGAGGGTGGTCAACAAAAGCATACTGCCGAAATATTTGTACCTTGCATTATGTCAAGTATGTACTGGCGTGGCTTGCAGTGTTTAGATGAGTATCTATTTACGTTCTATCGTCAGGGAGGGGGGGATATTCTTATTGTTACTACTCGGGCGGGTGATTATATATTAGCGGATCTATTGACGAGTGAGCTTGAGGAGCGGGTTAGGCTATTACTTGGCAAGGATTTGAATGAACGGAAGTAGAACACTAATGTTATCTAGTTATGAATGGTAGTTATTACAGTAATCCTATAGTACGTAGGAAGATTGATGCGTTATTGCAGATGAATGCTTGTGTTCAGGCTAATCTTGGGACGCGTAGTAAGTTTGATATGGGCAGTAGAGAAACTGCGGAGGAGTTGTGGTGGCAGTTTTTAGTTGAGATACGTTCTCTTGATCCGGAATTCTACCAGAGCGTAGCGTCATCAGAGGAGAAGGAAATGGTTACGCGTAAAATCTATAATAAGCGCAGGTTTAGGCAGGCTACTGCGGATACCGTATAAAGTTTTTATATTTCGGGTAAATATTTTTGTCATGGAAATTGTAAAGCCCGGGATAGAGTATCGGCTACACAACTTCAAGTCAGAAACTGAGTATCAGACAGTACGCTTTACTGAGAAGGTAGGCGCAGGGTTCATACCAGGAACGACGAATGAGGAGGTTGTGAGCATGCTCATCGATCGTTTATACGAGTTACAGAAAAAGAACTTCTCTGTCGAGAACCAATGCTGCATCATACTGCTTAAGCAAGTGCGTGTGTTGTTAAAGAAGCGGTTGAATCGGAAGATTGATCGCGTATCAAAATATCAAGAGAATGCAACTGAAGCTGGATATCAAGACAAGTAAGAAAAGTTTTACGCGGCACTATTTAGAGCTATTAAATGGTATCTTGAAACTGACACCTCGTGAGTTGGATTCGTTACTTCTGTTTTTGGAGTACGATTCGGAAGTGGCATGTAGTATGCAGGCGCGTAAGCACGTAGCAAAGGCTATGAACTTTAAAAGTGTAAGCGTGCTAAACAACTATGTAAAGAGTTTGAAAGACAAACAAGTAATCTATAAGGACGACCACGGGGTGTATCGTTATAACGACATCGTAAAACCTAGCGACCGCCTTGAGACACTTACCTTCAAATTCGTCATCACCGAAGCCTCTCTTTCATCTAGAGTATGAGATAGAAACTCTCGATGTGCTGTTTGCATTTGACTTGCAGATGGCCGGCGAGTTAGAAGGACAGAATATCAATTATGAAACTGAGATGTCTATAGGACCAGAATATTACACGCTAACCTATTTTGTATATGCCGCGCCCTAGTAAACTGATGGAAGAAATAATTCTTGAGATAGTTCAAGAAGATGGGGGCACCTATGAGGAAGTGTCTGAAGTTGTAATAAGTCAGTTCACGTTTTTACGCAAGCAGATAGAACACGGCGCCTTCAGTACAGTGCGCCTACCATATTTAGGGAAGTTCTATGTTAAACCGGGCCGATTATCTCAATTAAACCATGCGGTTATTCAGAGAGGAAAACTTTAAGGTTGTCGTAGATACGGAGCTAAAGCAGATTCCAGAATTCAAATCGCTGATTGTACGCGATAGGACTTCGGATAAAAAGCAAGCTTTGAAAGAGTTTAGCTTCATCTACTTTGTGTACGACCACAAAAGCCCATACTACATATATCCAGACGATGAGCGGCGTGTGCGTGTATCGCATGATCTTAGTTTAGTAGCTAATGAAGGAGACGTTTATTCACCGGATGCAAAAGTGCAAGATGCGATTGACAAGTATTTGGAGCTGTCTAAAACTCCGACTATCAAGTCTCTTACATCTATACGCGAGGGTCTGCTTACAAGTAGTCGGCTTATCGATTCTTTACGTGAACGTATTGATGCTGCTCTTGCTGATCCTGATTTGGAAGACATTGAGCCTGTCGTTCGGTCCGTTACGCGAATGCTCGAGATTGCAGAGAAACTTCCAAAAGCAATCGATAACATTACGACCTTGGAAGAAAAGGTGAAGAAGGACGAGTCAAATGATACCCGCATCAAAGGAGGGGGTAAGAAAGGTATGTTCGAGGATTAATGCTAGTCAATACAACAGAGTTTAGTCGCAGTGCCAAACACTTTTTGGAACACGGTTTCTATTGCGGGGACCCGGAAGGCAGTGCCGCATATTATGAGTATTGGGCTGAAGAATTACGCCGCTGCAAAAACGGGCACACGATAGGAGACGTGACCATCACTGGTCATCACTACTTCTATTTGAACTACGTGCAGATAAAGTTGACTGACAAGGGTAATCGGAAAATTTTGAGCTTCCCCAACTTCTGGGATGGGGATTATGAATACTTCTGGCTGCAAGAGATTGCTCGTAATGGGATCGACCCAGTTAAGTACGAAAAACTGAACTTGACTACAGTTGTAAACCAAGCCCATATGGATGGCGGTAGACATTTGATTGTAGGTAAAGCACGGCGTAAGGGGTTCTCATATAAAAATGCTGCATTAGTCACCAACACATTCAATACTGAAAAGAACAGCTACACCCTTTTGTGCGCATTTGATAAAAAGTATCTGTATCCTAAAGGTATCATGGCAATGGTAACCGACAACATGAACTTTATCAACGAGCACACCGGTTGGGCAAAACGAAGGCAGGTTGTTGACAAGCAAAACCACCGCCGCGCTAGCTATCTAGAGTATATGGGCGGGCAGCAGGTAGAGAAGGGGTATCGTTCAGAAGTTGAGGCTATTACATTTAAGGATAACCCAGACGCGGCTCGTGGTAAAGATGCCTCCATCGTAATTTTTGAAGAGTGCGGAGCCTTTGATAATCTGAAAGCATCGTACCTAGCTACCAAACCAACGGTAGAGGATGGAGGTATCACTACGGGCCAGATGATTTTGTTTGGTACGGGGGGTGATATGGCAGGGGGTACTATCGATTTTGAGTCGATGTTTTACAACCCCGAGGCTTACAACCTACTGCCGATTGTAAACATATGGGATGAGGGAGCCGATCACACTACATGCGGGTATTTTTTCCCTGCATTTAAAAACAAAATCGGCCACATGGATGCGTCAGGTAATAGTGACGTAGAAGGTGCCAGACAATCCGAAGAAGCGACGCGTGAGCAAATTAAGCGAGACTCTAAAGATGCAGGTGTATTAGATAAACACATTACAGAGTATCCGTTTACGCCTAAAGAAGCGTTTCTACAGCATACGAGCAATGTCTTTCCTACTGCAGCTTTACTAGAATGGCGCAATGAGCTAATACGTACCGGTATGACCAAAAGTTTGGCAGTACCAGGACACCTAATAGAGGGAAAGACTGGATTAAAATTTAAGCCAGACGATCGTTTGCGGCCTGTAGTGAAGTTTCCAACGCAAAGAGGGGACGACACTCGTGGTTGCGTAGTTATTTATCAAACGCCATACAGAGAAGGCGACGAAGTTCCGCGCGACTTGTACATCATAGCGCATGACCCCTATGCCCAAGATGGCTATGGGCAATCATTAGGTGCGGCGTATGTAATAAAACGTGTCAATCATATAAGTAAACCTGACGATATGGTGGTTGCATCATATGTTGGCAGGCCAGATACGCAGGATGAATACAACTATAACCTATTTTTGCTAGCAAAGTATTATAATGCGCGTATTGGTTTTGAGAATGATCGCGGTGAGATTATACCTTATGCTAAACGCCATAAGTTAATGCAGTATTTGTTGCCAGAGGTTGAGATTTTTGACAAAACCGACAATGTGCGTATCAGAAAGCTTGGTAGAAGCTACGGTATGAGCATGGGTAGCAAGGAACGTAAGGGACAAGCAGAAATATACTTACGTGATTGGCTTAAGACTAGTCGTGGACGTAGTGAAGATGGAGAGCAAAAACTCAATTTACACTACATATACGATATTGCACTTATAGATGAGTTAGTAAAATACAACCGGCGAGGTAACTTTGACCGGGTGTCGGCACTCATGGTAGGCATGTTCCATTTGAAGGACTTGCATTCAAAAGAAGTACAGATGGTAGAGCAGACGAGTACGTCATCTTTTTTTGATCGACCCTTCTTCTCATAAAACGATATCTGATGTTCCAGATTCCTAAACAAAAAATTCCTCGGTCTCGAAAGACTAAAGAATGGGCTAAAGAGTGCATACGCGCATTTATTAATCGCTCTTCTTTTAGCACGAGCAC